AGTGGGAGCACCAAAGAATGCGGTGCCAGATACTGCTAGTGTGCCAGCAAAAGGATTGAGACCATCTAGGGTAAGCAGTGATTGATCAGTCTTGATAGGAAGACTAGGACCAATATAGATTTTTTGTGCCGAAATTTCTGGTGATTCCATCAGTTTAGTAGAATTTGTTCAATTAACATCTCAACAATATCAGCAAGACCAGTAGGAATAATTTTCATCTTCTTCTCATAGACAATTACTGGATTGCCAGCCACAATATTCATACCTACAGAATGTGACAGGATTTTATTATCTGCTTTGATAACAACATTAGCACCTAGAGCATGTAGGTTGTTGTCAGCATCAAGACGAATGTTCTTATTGGAGTTTAATACAATGTTACCGTCATCAGGATCAACAGTCTCCATCGTAATTTTTGCTGCCTTGAGTGAGAACTCACCCTTACAGGCGACATTGATGTCACCGTCAGAGTAAATGTTCAGTGGACCTTCACCTTGCTGGAAGATATTAGATCCAGTCTCGTTAGCAACGGCACGAAGTTCCCATCCACCATCCTTAAAGATACGTAGACTAGAACCATTACCAGCAGCAACCTGAACCTGCGACTTACGTGTTATCCTATCGGCAGTTTGGACACCTACACGGATAAACCCATCCTCAGGATGGTTAAAAATGAGTGGTGGTGATGACATCAGTAACTACTTACACAATCTACAACTTTGAGTACAGCACTCTGTGGAATGTTGACAGTCTTACTATACTCTTCACGCTTACGGAATTTCATAACCGGACGGATAACAGCGCCAAATCCAGTCGCACTATTTATTCTCAATTTAGGCAGAACTTTACAACCAATATCAGACTGAACAATATCAGCACCAACAATTCTACCTTCCTGATCTAGTTGTGGTTTGAGTGTTCCACAACCACTTACAATCAAAGAATCCTGATCGTATCCTTTACCAGTGTTGATAACATCAATACCAACGATTTCACCTACAACTTCCTCACCTTCGTTGTCAGCAGTGGCAGTCTCAGGTCCTAGGTAACCACCTCCAGTGTTGGTAATGATAATGTTAGTAACTCTACCATTTTCCACGACAGCAGTTCCAGTAGCACCACGACCGTTATCACAACTGTCAGAGATAGTAACAAACGGTTTCTTAGCATAACCGGAACCAAACTGTGTCATATTTACACCGACAACCTGACCCACCTCATTAACGACGGCACGAGCAGCAGCACCAAATCCACCACCGCCAAAGATCTCAATGCTAGGGGCACCACATTTTATAACATTTGTGGGGCAACCACCAACCAATTCAGCAACAGCACTAGATTTTTCGTCATCAATATCAGGAAATATATTACTAATCATATTGCTGACAGAAGCACCAATGCCTGCTGCTGTTATTCCGTTAGTAATATTGATACTTCTCTTAAAGTCAGCAACCGATTTCTTACTAGGTCCGAAGTTTGCTGCCCAATCATATGGTTCTGGTGGACAAATATCATCCTCACAAGATAGGAACTTAAGACCCATCTGAACATAACCCATCGCCTTGTTAATGAATCCCATGAAGGTGCCGAGGGGTCCTAGGATGCCTTGGATCGCCTCCATAGCAGGTCCAATCACGCTTTGGACCTTATCATTGATATTAGCGACTAAACCAGCAATCGCCGCCTCAGCGGCGCATAGAGGCATGTTGACGACCTTGCCAAATAGTTGATTAAGGAAGTCTTCGATAAGACCCTTAAGTGATTTGACAATTTTTTCGATGATACAGAAGATAGTATCCATTGCCTTAGATATGGCAATATCTTTTAGCAGACTATCTGGCAACAGGAAGGTAACAATATTCTCAGAAAGTTTTTTAATTTGTTCGAATAAGAACTTACGAGCAAGTCTAATCAATTGAGCAAATCCACTAGCAATTATAGTTGACGCAGAACTAATAAGAGCCGCAACATTATAGATCTCACCAAAAACAGGATCAATAAATCCTTCCTTATATTCTATTAGACCATTACCGATAGCAACAACAGATGCCAAGGTTCTGGCAACATCGGACATGAATCCTTTGCCACCCTTACACGCTTTTGCCTTGGGAACTATAATTTCTTTACCATCAATCGCCGCCTGCTGGGATTCTTTGCCGTCAGGAGTCAAACCATTATTATCTGGCAAACCATTACCGTCTGTTTTCTCACCATCAGTACGACGGACAGCTTTGCTAAAGTCTCGATTATAGTTTGCCGATAAGGGTAAAAATCCGGTGGTACCTGCCTGTACAGCATCATCAAATGCCATCAGGTTCTCTTCATTTTGCCCAGAAGATAGAGTACCAATAACAATAGGTTGTTGAGCATCATCACCATCTAAGAAGAATCCTATAACGGTCTCTCCACCTTGGATGAAGAAACTAGATCCTCCAAATCCTTTGCCAGTTCCTAAACTAGGAGGTGTGACAAAGTGTGCCCATGGTAGTTCAGAATCTGGTACTTCAGCGGTAGCAGGATGCTTGCCAAGGATTCTTACTTTAGCACGATATCCATTAGTAGTAGAAGAACCACGCCAAGCAGGATCAGGAGTGACTTGTCCCACAAACCAGTGGAACCCGTCCTGTCCAATATAATTGATCTTGCTTAAACGTGTTTCAAGCATCGCGTTCCTTAGAAGTTTTCCAGAAATATTCTGACTGATCGCCTAGACCATCTTGCCTATGACCAGACTCAACCTCATAGATCCTGGTAGATACCTTAAAGTCAGGCATCTTGGGTTCTTTGGGTGTTAGACTGTTATCATAGATTCGCATCCTATTGTTAGGATACAAAGCAAACTGACCATTTTCCAGAGCAATCAAATTGTGGGATTTATGTTCTGCTGGTGTTTCAGCAGTGCTGTAGTCGATCACATCTGGATCAGGATGATAGTTATCTAAAGTACAAATATATGTACCCTGGATATTACCATAATCCCTAGTATATATCTCATAATCAGCAGAGCCTGTAATTTGCTTGGTAATTGCTGTTACTCCATAGTCCATACAGTTCCAGAACTGTAGGTTAGGTAAATCTAGATCAGGACTAGGTAACTCTGGTTTTGATACAAATGCCGTGATTGGCAATTTGTCATACATTGCCGCATACTCAGGCAAATATGTCTCAAAATAAAACGCACGTCCAGGAACTGACTTTGCCGTAACCCAGACGCCTTCTACAAACTCTCCATGTCCGTCTTGATGATCTCTCAAATACTCCTTACGGACATAAACATGTTCACTAGGTAGGTTGCAGATAAGTGTACTCATTAGTCTTCATATACAAGACATTCTGGTTCCGATGGATTAGCATCACAATATAGTTCTAGTGGAGTAGGATCATGATGATCACCTGCCTCAATTTCTTTCTTGTGATGTTCCGCATAATCCTCTAACTCATGCAGTTCGCCCTCAATGTGACGACGTTGTTGTGGCGAAGTAGTTGGATCTTCAAGGATTTCTTTGTCCTTAGCGATGTGAGTCTCGATGTTTTTCATGTTAGTCTTGAATAGGAATCTCGTACAAGTGTCAGACCGGTGAAATCTCCCCCTGTAGAAAACTTATGAGATAATTTTCTGATCATGTAAAAACCAGACTGCGGAGCAGTTCCATGATCAGTTTTACTCATATTTATTTTAGGAAAAGTACACTTGATTACAAGTCCAACGTGTAACCCAGTGTTCATCGGCACTGTGATGTTTAGAGACTGGGAAAATAATGCTGCATATCTGGCAGCTCCCTGTGCTTGATAATAGGATTGATTTTGTGGTGTGTCAAGTTTTCCGGCACTAGATAGAGCGCCAAAGTCAAGGGTTGATAACATAATTCTACTAGGTCTATCGTCAATCTCAAATGGGATGTTCTCCACCTCATTGGATAACTTCATCTGTTTATTGATGCTGTCCCTAAACGTATACTCAAGGAACTCTGGTTTCTTATCAACGATATTAAAGTACCAGTTTGTAGACTTATATTGACCCCTTCTGAGTTTGGCCATTATATCATGATCTGTTTTCCACTGGGGTTCATTATTGATCCTAAAGTTGCTTGCCTCAGTGTATCCTTCAGCACCTTCTTCATATCTATACTCAAATCCAGAAGGATTATTAAATGCGTTATCAATACTAGCAAATCTAAACTTAGTCAGAGTTTCATGGAAAAAATAACCAGCAGATCCAGCAGTCTTACTATTACTTACAATAGGAATACTCTTTGGACATAGAGATCCAATAGCATGAAATGGACGCTTATAGTTGCCCATGAAATTATAAGCGTTGGAAGTCTCCTCAATCTCTAGACGATCTTGTGGGATTTCTAGTGTTTCTGTTAGAATCTTCTTAATACTACTGTGAATTTGCCCCTTATATTTGTGATATACACGGGTAACCTGATTATCTAACGCTGGTTTAGATTCACACTGAATCGTAAATGCTTCCTTCTTGGCAGTGCTGATAATATTCTTGATGTTAGTAATAACAAGAGGATATTTCTCGTCAAACTTAATGACTTCACCCTTTGGTAAACTTGGATGCTCTAGTGTTATGAACACACTCATACCACTACGGATGAATGATAATCTGCCATCAGTATCCGCTAGATCGATCTCCCAGTGGAAGGAGGAGTCAGAAACATCCTCATAATAAGAAATTAAACCACTCTGCAAGCGGCAATCGATAGGTTCTCCCTCTTCAGGAACAACCAATAACTCTTTGATTTTATGACCGGACGCAAAGAGTGCCATTAAGCTGTGTATTGAGAGGTGAGATCTATAATGTATCTAGCAACTTGAGCGTCACTTGGACCAGATATAACTCTGACCCCACCACCAGAACCACCACCACCCATCATTGGTTGTTGGTTTTGTCCTTCCTCAACAGGAAGAATCATAGAAACTTTTTCTCCACCACCCAATTTCATATTCATAAGTTGTTCCTGCTCACGATGAATTTGTTCGTTAATCCTATCTTGTAGACTAGGTTTCTTAGAAGGATTCAGTTGTTGTAGAGCCTCCTGTGGGATACCATCTGGATATTCTCTCTCTAGTCTCTTCATCAACAATTCCTGTTTAGTCATAGGATTACCCTGACTGGTTTCTTTTTTAACAGAAGTTGTAGTGGGACTGTCTTCTTTTCTAACAGAAGTTGTAGATTTAGAACCAAACTTCTTAGTTGCCCTAACAATGCCTGGTGCTGCTGGGGTTGCTGATTGATTTTTAAAAATCATCTCCAGCAGAATTTTCTGCTGCTGTTCGAGTGAAACATTAGGAGTAGGAGGTTCTTTTGGAGTTGAAATTTTTACTGGTGGTGCAACAGGTTTTCTCCGACTAAAGGGAACTTTCATACCAAAGGCACCCTTCCCTCCCAGGACTGATGCGAATGGTGCGAGAATAGAAGGAAGATTAAAGAAAGTGCCTGCTGCCTCCATCTGAGACACCGCTCTTGCATTTGATTCTGGCGTCAACTCAGGTTTAAACGAAATTCTAGGGGACATATCAGGTCCACCCATGAATCCTGCGCGATTAGGAGCAGTAGCACCAACCTGTAGGTATCCAAAATCTGTCATCCTGGATGCTGTCTTTCCAGTCTCTAGATATTCTTTCTGTAGTTCTATCAGAATACCATAAAGTTCTTTTGGAATTACTTTGCCAGTGAAACTCGCAACACCATCTAATGCCGCCGCCGTTGCTTCAGGAGTATCCCCTGGTGGTTTACCAGGTTCTGGTCTTGGACCTTGCGTTCCAAAGAATCCACCATAATCTGTACCTTTTGGTTCTACTGCTACTATAGGTTCTGGTTCAGAATAACATAGGGTGTTTAGTTTTTCTAACTTACCAAGTGCTCTCTCAAAACTATCCAACCCAGTTCCGAATGGCGTCTTCGCCAACATCATCCCAGATCTTTTAGTTTCTTCTATTCTTCTGGCATCAGCACCAGTAATACTATCAGCAACTCCCGATGCCAGACTACCACCTAGGAGACTGCCTAGGACTCCTCCTATGGCAGCACCAGGGATAGCACCAACACCACCGAACATAGCGCCTATAGCGCCTCCTGCCACCGCTCCTGCCTTCATACCACCTAGACCACCTAGCAGTCCTGCTCCCGCTCCTGCGCCCGCCTGGAGGTTAGTCTGACCGGATCCCTTACGCATGGCAAAATCAACGCCAGCAAACGCAACGTTAAGAGGACCACCAATCCCAGACACTTTACCTTTAGGAAGAACACCTGGACGACGTAGACCACCTGTAGGGACTCTAACAGATCTAGGTTTACCACCAGGTATCATGGGTTTGGCACCACGCATCCTGCCAAGGGCACCACCTGCCAATGCAGATAGTCCAAGACCACCCAGCAATGCGTTAGTTTTATTACCAGAGTCTTGTTCTTTCTGCTTTACAGCACCTATAGCAGATCGAAATGTTTTTAGTCGTTCTTGTTGATTCTTCTTCCTTTGCTCAAGGATTTTTCTTTGATCACGGTTATTGACAACAGAATTCCTGCCGAAACTATTGGTTAGTGCCAGAGAAGTTCTTTTTAGTTTTAGTGCTGAACCTAAAAGTTTGTCAATAGGTTTCATGAACCGGCCCACTCCGTTAAGTAACTTAGTGCCTGGATTGCGCGAGTTACATCATCAAAGTTGGGATCAATGTTAGGAGTGCTCGAAGCAGGTCCAGCAGCAGAAGCAATAGGTTGCTGTGCTTTAGAACTGGAAATCGGAACGGGTAGAACACTTACTTCCTCACCCTTACTTTCATTCCTGATCCTCTCAAGATTCTCCTTAAAGATATCACTCGACTGCTGTAGAGTTCTTCCTGTTTGTCCATACTTAGGACCAAAACTTGCCCAAAGATTATTGAGTTTACGAAGTTCACCCATATCCAATCCGTCATTCGGATTGATACCACCTTGTCGTGCTAGCGTAATCGCCATACGATTCTGTAGTTCTGGTGTGAAGACATCAGTCTCTTTAAAGTCACCTCTGTCTAGCAAACCCTTCAGAGTTCGTGGCATGAGTTGGAGGAAACCAGAAGCAGAAGAATTATACTTATCTTCCACAAATGGGATTGTACCACCACCTAGTCTTTCTGGGATAGCATTATCTCCACCAAGTTTAATGGCACTATACAACTCACCAAGTGTCATCTGGGTAAGTTCTGGGACCTTCTCGCCACCATAGACGGTATTATAATCAGCACCTTCTAGTTCACCGATGGTTTGGAGCATTGCTCTCTCAGGATTTGTCCCTTTAAATCCTTGTGGTACAAAAGATGACGGAGGTAGTTTTCTTGGTCCATCACCATCACCACCATCATCAGGTGGTGTATCTTCACCCTTAGGTGTTTTCATGTTTGATTTTGTTTGATCCTGAAGTCCAACCATTCCGGCAAGAATCTTATCAAAACGTGCTGATAAAGAACCAAATCTTTTGGTATCTTCTGGTGTAATTGTATTTCCTTTTTGTTGTCGAATTAGATCTGCTCTTCTTTGTTCTGCGTTTGTACCACTTTGGTTCATTGCCATGCCGCCCATACCTAGGAGTGCTAGCAGACCTAAACCCATCCCAAGTTTTCCGCCCCCACGAGGCATACGGGGCGCTCCCCCAGGTTTACCTCCACCCAATAACATCTTACCCATAACTGCTCCAGTAACTATGTTTATAATTTCAGGCAAAAATGCTGTAACAGCAGCACCAGCGTTTACTGCGGCGTCACCCGGACGACCTTCTAGTGCTGACTTAATTGCCAGTGCTCCAGCGAAGAGACCTAGTTTAGCACGGATATCAAGGAACGAACCACGTACACTTACTAAACTGTCCTCTTCCTTCTTTAAAAGTTTCTTTTCTTCAGCACCAATCTGCTTTTGTACTCTGGATTGTTGTCCTATTTGTTGTCTTAGTTGACCAAGGCTCGCATTTACTTGCTCGAACTCTAGAACCAACTTACCCAATGCCACCGCTGTTTTTGGCGACAATTTATCCGATTCTTCGTTCTTTGCCGATTCTAGTCTTTCATAGGCAGCAGACATTCTCTTAGCAAGTGGAGCAACCTGAACTGGTTTACCACTTCTAGGAGTTCTTTTCCCCCCAACCATCGGTGTGATTGCTCGCTGCATCATGGCACGTCTTACCGCCCCTTGACCAGGGGTACGAGGCATTCCCATCCCCCGCATAGACATTATTTCTCCGGCTCTAGGCATTTTTTGCTTGCTGGTACTCTAATCTCTGTTTGTCGAGATAGTTCTTAAGCATACTAATATAGGTCTCACGTTCCCACGGAATCAATGCCTCAATATCTGAAAGATTCCAGTTGTGGTATTGTATCAACGAAAAATTCTCTTCCATAAAAGCAGAGATAGTCGTATGATACATCATTATGCGAAAAAATTTGATAGACCCTCAATTAAAATTTCACTTTCGACCTTAGTATTAGGGTTGACGACAGACCCACGATATGTCAATCTTGGCATTGTGGAGAAAAATCTTTCAATCTCAGCGAACTGAGTTGATGTCATACCTTCTACAAATGATGTAAGTTCTTTCTTAGTACAATCAGAAGCGGACCATGCCTCTTCTTCATTATAAATGGTGTCAACACAATCGACTACAGCAGCAAATGCTTTATCGATAGCATTATTATCCACAGTTTCAGAAACAAGAAAGTTGTTTTCTACAAACTGTTTTAGTGAAGGATACTTCAAAGTCATTTTCAGACCTTCACCAAGATCAATAGACTCACTATGATCATCAGGAACATCCAATACAATTTCAGATGTATGGATTTTTAGTGGAACCTGAGTCTCCCCATCATCAGTACAAGTAACTAGAAGTTCAACAGTCTCACCAACAGATTTGGCACGAATGTTGAGAAATAGGTACTCAAGGTCAAAACTAGGAAGTTCGTCAACCTTTACACCACGAGATGTGATACATGCCTTCAGAACATCTTTTAGAGTATTCTGAATGGTTTTTTCATCACCACTCTCAAGAGCAATTAGCAATGCCTTCTCCTCTTTTACGAGGAATGGACGATACTTAACTGCTTTTCCTGTAGAAATTAGATTTAATTCAAACGTAGGCGTTGAAACCTTCGGTAATGGCATAGATATTCAGTTCAGTGACTATATTTATTACCCCGGAAAAGGTGTTACTTGTAAAGGTGTTACTGGGGGTAGAATATCTTTGTGCTTCTTAAATTCTAGGTTCTCCGTAGTATCATCTTTACGAGCACCACGATCAATGAAGAAGTAATCATACTTAAAAGTGATCGTAGTTTTAATCAAGCTAGCAGGTCCGTAGGCAAGTGGAGCAGCAACAATATTCGTAGGGAAAGCATTCTTCAGTTTATACTCAATAAAGTTTGGTTGCCTAATATTCCCATTCTCCTTTGTAACAGGAGGCATCTTAAATCTTTTATCTGGACTTAACAAGTCCTTGCTAAATGCTGTAATGTCAATATCACATTTGTAAGTATTAGGATATCTCAACCGTTTATAAGTTGGATTTTGGTGATTAAAAGAGTTTGAGCTATTAAAATTATTATTGAATGTTGGAGAAATAAATTCCATCCAAGCATTAAAGACCTCGTTAGTATAATAGTCTTTTTGTGAGTAAAAGGTTAGATTAATATCTGGATATCGTCTATATGTGGCAAAGTGCTGCGTTACACCTTGCCTCAATCCATCAATAGATTGTGTCGCGAGTTGAGATCCTGGTAGAACTGCTTCAGAACAAAACAATGCTAGGTAACCACCAACACCGGGAGATTTCTCAGGGGGAACCAATCCATTCTCTTTAATAAACGTATCCAATCCAGTACGTCCGCTTAAATTAATAAAAACATCATATAAGTTATTAAACGCTGGGACCACGTTTGGCGGCGACAACAACTCCGAGGTCTTCAGATAAAATCTTTTCTGTTTATCCTGTGTATTTTCCGCAGATGCCATCTAAATAGAAGATGATTTAATATACTATGTATGTCGTATAAGGGGAAGTTTAGACCGTCGCACCCCAAAAAATACAAAGGCGATCCTACAAGCATCATTTATCGCTCTCTGTGGGAGTTAAAATTTATGCGATATTGTGATAATAATCAAAGAGTACTCAAGTGGTCATCTGAAGAAATCGTAATTCCATACAAATCTCCAATAGATAATAAGTACCACAGATACTTTCCTGATTTCTATATCAAATATGTCAAGTCAAACGGGCAGGTGAAGGAAAGTCTAATTGAGATCAAACCGGCGAAGCAAGTAAGAGAACCAAGAAAACAAAAACAACGGACTAAGCAATACGTTGCCGAGGTCTACGAATACGCCAAGAATCAGGCAAAGTGGGAAGCAGCAAAGAATTTCTGCGACGATAGATTATGGGAGTTTCAGATTTTTACTGAGAAAGAACTTGGAATTTAAGTCACAATTACCAAAATCCAAAGTTGTCACTGATCTAACGATCGGCAGTCTTGTGATGTTTAGGTATGACGCTAAAACTGCCAACGAACTACCATTTTACGACAAATGTCCGTTGGTCCTCATCGTCGCTGAAGAAAACGAGATCTTCTTCGGTACCAATGTCCATTACTATAAACCAAAAGAACGTGTAGGAATCGTAGACTATCTCCGGGAGGACATCCAAAGCGGCGGAGAAGATTACATGGGATTCCTTTTCGGGTCGGCAGGGTTCCATAAATACTTGAAATCTAATGTTAGAAGTTTGTTCCTAGAAGTGGCAGCAGAAGAATGGGGCAAAGCGTCATTGCTGCCTGCGGAAGAATTTGTACGTAGTTTAGGTGGCGTAGAAGTCCCCATCACCGGAAAGAGTGTTTACTGATGGCAAAGAAAAATCCACCTAAATCAGTCACCAGCAATGGTACGACAAAGACAATCGCTTACCTTCCACAACTTTTTGCGGGACAAACAATCGCAATCGTGTATAGCACCGATGTAGCAAATAGCGACTTTCTACAGGTCCAAGAAATTAGAGTAACTAATGCCAGTGGTTCTTCTACAACCCATAAACCTGGATCAAATGCTTACGAAGGATATGCTTCTGATCCAGACTTTCAGGACGCCTTGATTACCAGTATTGGTAAGGTAAAAGCAGATATTCTTAGTCAAGGAACAAACGCTTATTTAGATGCAGTTGAAGCAGCAGGTAGATCCGGTAATACAAATACATTCCTTGGCACTCCCACAAACAGTAATCCTAATATTATTCAACCCCCTGTAACAGGCATTGGAACTACTGTTACTCCACCAACTGTAGCAACTACAACATCGTTACCAGATCTACCGATTGGAGTACCAGAAAAAGATAAAATCGATTTTATCAAGTCTATCGTAGGAGATAAGAACATAATCTCTTTACAGTATCCATCGGATGCTTTATATGGAAGTGGACCAGATTACCTCGCCATTGAGCAGTTTACATATCTACCACCTCAGAAAGATAGTCTAAAAAAACCAGATTTCGCAAAAGTCATTGAAAAGGGTCTTCAAAGGAATTCTAATTTGAATGCTTATATTGGACTCGTTAGACTTCCAATCCCAAACAATCTTTCGATGAGCAATTCTGTTGATTGGGGTGACTCTAGAGCAAATCCTATTGAGGCTAGTGCTTTCTTCTCAGCATTTGATTCCGCAAAAGAATTGGGTAGTGGAAATATTGTTGGTCTACTAAAAAATACCTTTGAGGGATTTGGTAAATTTACTGATGTGCTAAGAAACGGTGCTCTTAGTCCGAACGCAGCAACAGGACAATTATTATCTGCATTTATAGCACAGTATGGTTTAGGAAAAATTGGTATTAACGTAGACCCAGCACAGTTCATCGCTCGTGGAACAGGTAACACTATCAACCCCAACCTAGAGTTATTGTTTAGTGGTCCAAAACTGAGAAACTTTGCTTTCCAATTTAAGTTCGCACCAAACGATGACGATGAAGCATCGGAATGTAGAAAAATTATGCGTTTCTTTAAGCAAGGAATGGCAGCAAGGCGAATCGCAGAACAAACACTGTTCTTAGGATCTCCAAACGTCTTTAGATTGCGATATCTGACAGGCGACAGGAAGACAGGAACAGATCAACCGATTCGTGCTTTGCCTAGATATAAGATCTGTGCTCTTACATCAACAGAAGTAGACTATGCTCCTGGTGGTCTTTATCAGTCATATGAAGATGAAAACGCAGGTTCTCAACCCGCTATCATGAACCTCACATTAAATTTTACAGAACTAACACCAATCTTCGAACAAGATTATAGAATCTTTGATGGTGATGACGCCGAGGCAAGTAACAAAGATTTGTTCTCTACAGCAGGTGGTGAATTGGGAGCAATTAACAAAATCAACTCAGAAGACGTAGGTTTCTAATGGCATACTTCGATCTATTCCCAGACATTCTTCTACCATCGTTCATTGACAATAGGAACTCTTCGTTTGATTTTACCAGAACGAAGAACTTGTTTAAACGTGCCAAAATTAGAGACGACTTCTTCGAGAATGCCACTGTATTTGATAAGTTCAGTATTAGTGGTGATGACAGACCTGATAATGTCGCCAAAATCCTTTATGACGATCCAGAATTAGACTGGGTAGTCCTTCTCGCAAATAATATTATCAATATTCGCGATGAATGGCCTATGAGTGGATATGATCTACAGCGTTATCTTGACAATAAGTACTCTAAAGAACAACTAGAGGAAATCCATCATTATGAGACCTTAGAGCAGAAGGCGGGTGATGGTAGATTACTCCTAAGTGGCGGTATGCACGTTGATGAGAACTTCCAGTTTAAGTATTCTTATGGTGGTGTTTCTTATATTCTTGCTGGCGGCAGTTTGGTTAAAAACGTGTCAAACTATCAGTTCGAACTTGACAAAAATGATGATAAACGAGTAATTTTCGCTCTAAGACCAGAATACCTAAGTGTGATTTTCGAAGATATGCGTGAGATCATGACTTATACCGATAGTTCACAATATATCGACAATCGCACTAAAAAAGGCGACAATCTAAGAGTGTTGTCGCCTCGCTGAGTATTCAGTTTATAAAAAAACCTGTAGGCAATTTTTTGCCGGAGTTTTTTGTCGGCGTTTCGTGGAACTAAAAGTCAATTTTGAAATCAGAGATTTCATAAGGACTAGCATCAATATGGTATGCTATGCTGATTCGATCAGTGTTTGATCTATTGAGGTCAACATAGTGTACCAGATGTGACGCAAAGAATAATCCACGATTAACGATCGGCGAAAAAGGTATAGAGTGGTATCTATAGTCAGTATTGTAATTCGTAGTCAGAAAAGAGTTTCTGTTTGGGTTTAGAATGTGTAAGTCACCAGACGTACCCGGATCAGGATCTGACTGTAGAAAGAAAGCACCACTCCAATCAGCATTCATGTGATGGT